CAACTTGACTTCCAAGGTGTCTAGTGGACTTACCCTGTGCCGAGCAATGGACTTGGGTGAGTAAGGCGAAAGCGTAATCTTCAACTCTAAAGGAAAATCGAAATGCTAAATCTTCAAAGCAACTCTGGCGCGTCTTATGTTCGTTTCATGGCTCAGACCAAGACCTGGGAGAACAGCTCAAAGGAAGTCATCACCATCGACACAATGGTGATGGACTTGGACTCAGTGCGAACTGGGTGGCTGTTGCTGGCGGTGGGACAACGGGATTGGGTAGAGGACGCTCAAGTTGGCGTCAAGGGCAAGCAGCCCAGCCCTGACTATAAGTATGGGTTCAGCGTCAAGCTGTTCTCAAAGCCAACTGGTGTCGTTGAGTGGTGTGCGAATGGCGTAGGGGTGACTAAAGGTTTCCAGGCAATCTACAACGCCTGCGACAAGGCGGCTGATGCAAACCCTGGCAAAGTGCCTGTCGTTAAGTATGAGGGAGCCACCAGCCTCAAGATAGGTGCAGGCAACACGGCAATACCAAACTTCACGCTCAAGAATTGGATTAACCGTCCAGCGGCACTTGACGCTGACCAGGCAGATGCTGACTTCGAGGAACCAGCGCCAGCAGCAGCGCCAGCACCAGTGCGTCAGGCTGCAAAGCCCAAGCCAGCGCCAGCGCCTGTGCAGGATGACGAGGAAATGTTTAACTAAGACGCAACTGACAAAGGAACCCGGCCTGGTGCCGGGTTTTTTTGCCCCCAATGACACAAGAACAATGGAATTTGCTCCTTATTGCCCTGGCTCAAAGGGTTTACCAGTTGGAGCAGAGAATAAAAATATTGGAAACTGCACATGGATGCAAAACTGATTGCAGCGGCGTTAGGGCGGTCAAGGCCAGCGGCAAACGGAGAGTGGCTGGCGTCTTGCCCGGTAGTTGACCACGGGCAGGGCAATGGGGACCGCAACCCTTCGCTCTCAGTGACAGACGCTGATGGCAAGCTGCTGATGAAGTGTCATGGTGGCTGCTCCCAGCATGACGTATGGGCAGCGGTGAGGGACTTGGGGCTGTTGCCACAACTGAGTGAGTGGGTTGAGCCTCTGGTGATCAGGCCGATTAACGGTCATCACCCGGCACCCCGTTCACCAAGGCAATTGCACTTGACAGACGAATGGCAGTATGTTGATGAGCATGGCGTGGTGCTGTTCGTCAAGCAAAGGTTTTGGACTGCAGACGCCAAGGGCAAGACTTATAAGCTGTTGCGGGTGATGCCTGACAATACACGCCAGGCGTCAATGCAGGGTGCTAGGGTCATTCCTTACCGCCTCTTGGATGTCCTTGAGGCCAAGCTGCAGGCAAAGCCAGTGTTCATTGCGGAGGGTGAGAAGGCGGCTGATGCCCTAGCGTCCATCGGAGTGTTCACCAGCACCTCGCACACTGGTGCCGGGAGTTGGCCTGCAGCCAACAGCACTTGGTTTACCGATTTGAACATTGTCTTGGTCCCAGACAATGACCAACCCGGTTACCGCTACGCCTCCCTGGTGGCGTCAGCACTTCTGCCCATTGCCAAGAGTATTCGACTCCTGGCGTTACCTGTTGGGCATACTCAGGATGCGTTTGAGTGGGTGATGGCTGGTGGTGACAAGGCTCAATTGATGGCGCTGTGCAAGGGGCTGCAGCCAGTGCTGGATGCCGAGTCCATCGTATATCTCCCACCACCAGCAGAAGACGTAGAGCCAGCGATAGACCTATCGTTAGACGCCGAGGCTTTCGAGCCAGAGCCAGCGATAGAGCTGGTGCCAGCGGAAAGCAAGATCAGGATTGAGCCTTGGGATTCGATTGAAGATGAACCCGTGGAGTGGCTGATACAGGATGTACTGCCTCGCAGAGGATTCAGCGCACTCTTTGGGCCACCAGGGTCATTCAAATCGTTTGTGGCACTGGACATTGCTCATAGCATTGCCACAGGGACGCCTTGGATGGGTAAGGAAGTGTCAACGCCAGGGGCCGTGCTTTACATATGCGGAGAGGGTCACGGTGGTGTTGGAGCAAGGATAAGAGCCTGCCGCCTGCATCACAGGACAGCGCCTGGCGCCAAGGTTTACGTCATCAGGCACCAGCTCAACCTACGCAGCTCTAAGGAGGACATCCAGCAGCTTCACCTGGCGATCACGCAGTTGGTGCAGCGGGAGGAGATCAGGTTTGAGCTGGTCCAGGTGGACACCTTGGCTAGAGCGTTTGGCGGTGGTAACGAGAATGACAGCTCAGATATGGGAGCCTTCATTGCCTCTTTGTCAAAGATTCAGCGTCTGTTGGACTGCGCCTTGCAGATAGTCCACCACGTTGGAAAAGATATCACCAAGGGTTTGCGTGGGCATAGTAGTTTGCTTGGTGCATTGGACACTGAGTTGGAGTTACAGCGCTTGGATGCAGCGTTGCAAGATAATCAATATGCTGGGTCAGGCAATATAACTATCACCAAACAAAAGGATGGAAGTGATGGTGCAAAGTATGGTTTCCGTATGGTTAAAGTTAATCTAGATAATGGTCGATTGGGGTTTGATAATACTCAGAGTTTGGCGGTTGAGGCAGCGGAAATCGTTGTCAATACTCAGCAAGTTGGCCTCAACAGGACAGGCCAGGGCAAGCACCAGGGCAAGGCAATGACCGCTTTTGTTGAGTCTCTAAGGGAAACTGACCGCATCCAGACCACCAAGTTTGGGTCTAAACGGGTGGCTTTGGTGTCGTTGTGGCGGGAAAAGTTGTGGCGAGGACTCGGAAAGACAGGCGAAATCAGGTCTCAGGATGGCGATTTCAAGCCGATTTGGAGGGCAGCAACAGGGTTGGAGGGTGTGACGTTGGATGGTGACTTTGCCTTCTTCACCACCAGAAATGACGAAAAGGAGAACTTTTAGGGCAAAAAGAACAAATGGTACAAATCGTACAAATGGTAGACGATTTGTTCGGAAAAAAGCAGTACAAATGGGGTCAAGGGTATAACACTTGACCATTTGTTCTGTTCGGATCGAAATGTACAAATGGGGCAGCACAAATGGCAAAAGCACAATTGGTGGATGAAGGCTCTAGTTTCCAGCTAGATGAGTTCAAGGTCAAGGCTGAGTCCTTGGTGGCTAGGCTGGACCGGGTGAAGCAAGAGCATGACGCTAGGTGGGGCATCAAACGCATTGAGATGTTGGTGGATGCCCACTTGCGGCTCAAGCTGACCCAGCAGCTGGAGCGAGTCTTCAATGCCCAGCGGGACCGTGACATTGAAAAGATGGAGAAGGCGGTTCAAGGAATGATCAAAGGCTATGCTGTGCTGGACGCCTGGGCTGAAGATAATAATATTGAAGAGAAGCCAGAGATCAATGCGGTTGAATGGGTGATGCAAGACAAGAGCATTATGGTGGTGGTGCAGACTCATAATGATGCTGTATATTATCAACAGTTCAGACCCGAGTTAAGCAACCGACATATCTGGTCGATGGAAGAGTTAGAGTTATTATTGGAATCAGAAGTCATCAAAGATATTATGAAGGCCAAGGCATTACTACCAGGTACACGCATGACGAGGATTGCGGCTGGCGGTGGTGCTACAGGATTTGATGATCTGCCAGACTCCGACATTAACCTGAGTGGTGGTCTAGCCAACCCGTTGTTCAACTTTGACCACGCAAAGGCAATGAAGGCTCCAACAAGCCGCTAAAATGGACTCAGGTGGCGCTGCAAGGGCAATGTGAGCCTTGTGGTGCTTGGTGTAGGTTAAAACGATTGTGGAGCGTTCTGAGATGTATGTGAAGCGCAAAGCCGACATTGCCATGCTGGAGTCAATCGACAAGGAGATCGTGTTCAGCATGATCGAAGTCGGCAAGTCCATTGCAAACGTCTGCATTGAGTTGGGCATCAGCAAGCGTGCGCTCGACACCTGGATTGAGGATAACGGCTACGAACCGGATATACTTCGCGCACGCGTGCGTGCCGCCGATTTGCTCGCTTGCGAGACAGTGGAGATCGCTGACACCATTGCGGACGACAACCCGAGCAAGCCGCTGCACCGCATCCGCACTAGGCAGTGGCTGGCTGAACGCTGGGACGCGAAGACGTACGGCGCTAAGCAGGCAGCGGTGACGGTAAACATCGGCAACTTGCGCCTCGACGCGCTGCGCCAGCTTGAAGTGGTCGAGGACTTATCCACAGGCGAAACACCCTCTTTATGACAGTGCCCTGTGGATAACTACACCTTTTGACGAAAACACTTGTATAGGCTGTGGATAAGCCATTTGCTTGTTAACATAATGGTCGTTGTATTAAGCATTCGGTGCATAACTGCCTGTTTGTACGCTTTTGGTGGCAGAGCAGCCGCCTAGCGTCCGGG